ACCTTCAAGGCATCCATTGCTCGAAGTTCTTTGATTCCCTTTCTTGGATTCTTTTCGTCAATGATGACTTGATAGTAAAGTCTGCCGTCGATGTACCACTGACGGAACACATCATATGATTTCTTCTGAAAACGCAAAAGGTGGAGTGCTTCTTTGAACTCTGATCGGATGGTTTCTTTGATCCGATCATCCATATTTAAAAGATCCAACCGAATGGAAACACTCGGTCTTTCATGCTCAGTTGTGAACGCTTCGTTGACAATATCGTCAATCGCTGCATCAGCTTCTGGATAGAAAGCGATGTCACGATACTGTGCTATTCTTGATTGTTCAGTCCTGGCTTTTTGGTCTTGATCGTAAACATACCCAACGACACCACCGACGGGAAGTTCAGTTCCATCGTCCAGTTGTTGGGGAATCGGAGAGTAGTTCTCCTTTTCCTTATTCACAATCTCAAAACCAAAGAGCTCTTGTCTTTGATCCGCCATTATAACTCCCTTAGTTCCTTTTTGTTATAGTGAAAAGGATCACACTGTAGGAGTGGTTACGTCAGATGTCGCTCTTGCAGATGCATCAACGGTTGATTCAGTTTCCCACCACTGATAACACAAAGTCACGCCAAACTCTTCAATGGTGTCAGTGCTTTCATATGAAACTTCAATGGCATCGACAGTTGTTGGCCATGCTCCTCTGAAGACATATCTCTTGATGACGTTGCCATCTCTTCCAAGTTGCTCAACTTCCAAGTCAGCAACATATGAGTTGAAAGAAGCAGCTTCAACACCACCACCGGAAGTGTTTGTCACTGCTCCGTTGATTGCTTCTTGCCATCTTTCAAAAGCATTTCTGACTGCAAAGTTGTTGTCGTTTGTGACAGTGATAGTCCAATCTTCGTATGTTGTGTCACCAGACACTTTCAGCTGACGTCCACGGAAGTTGACTGGAATCATTCCAATGGTTCTTCCTGGGAGCTGTGCTGACTTGATCATGAAAGATGACAATGCTTCGGTTGATGAAGAACCGAATGCAGAGTTTGCATCACCTTCAATGTCAGCGTTTGGGAACGAAAGGTTCACTCGGAACAGGTTGGCACGAGCGCCACCCTGAACCAAAGCTGCTTTAAAATCGTCAATTCGAAGACTCATTATTTGTGCTCCTTTATTTCTTTTAGGATTAGATAGCGGCTGACACCAGTCTCATCGACACAATCTTTGATGCACCCGTAAGTTTTGTTTCTAAAAACTATTGTTTTCGCTCTTCCATTATTTTTACCCAAACGTGATTCCATGTAGGAAGAGAAACTATCACTATTCCTAAACTCTTCACTATTCCAAGTTTTTTTGAAGTTTTCATAACCATTTCCCAACAATCTTGGAGATGTTGTGCCGTAGCGAGCAAGTGTGGTTTCTTTTGCCTTTTGTCGCACTGCTGGAATCTCTTGCACGCTTTTTACGCCATATTTTTTCAGGTTTGATATCTCCAATTGTTTTTGAATGTATTTATGATCAATAGATTCAAACAAACTTTCATAAACCCTGGAACTCAGTTGTTGCTTATCCTTATGTTTCATTAGATAAAAGGCATTGGTTTGTAATCCGCCAATAGCCTTCCATAAAATCCAATGGGCCACAAAGTGTTGCCGCAATGTAAGACTAGAACAGTTCCATTCGTTTTCTTTGAATGAAGAAAACTCCGGCCAAGCATCAACACTCTTTGGAAGAATGTGATGCTTTATAGAACCGGCATTGTTCGAGAACGTTTCAATAAAACGCACATAACGTTTTGCGTAGTGTGCGTTCACGTTTGGATGCTCAAGAAGTTTTTTAAGTATAAAATCATTCATAATATTGTTATAGTCATTTCTTAACTTTTCTTTCGCATACACAGTGATTATGCTCCTGTTACTTCTGAGAATGAGACACCAGTTCTGACTGCGACGAAGTTCAAGCTGATGAAATTAATCGAACGTGCTGGCTTGATGTAGATGTCAGCAACAAAACGATTTCCGTCAATCACTTCACCAGTGTTGTTTGATGTGTCACAAACAACCTTGAAGTCTGTGATGCCTCTGCGAGATTTGACATCTGACAAGAATGGCTCGACTGCGTTGACAAACAGACGACGAGTCAAATCATCGTTGAACTCAAACAGTTGATATTTTGAAGCAGTCGCGATTGCTTTTTCAAGGACGGTCACGATCTGTTTGACTTGGATTGAAAGAAAGTTTCACAACATTTCTGATGAATCCACGGTTCAAACCTGCTGGTGACCACCAAGCATCATTTGTTCCTTCTGTTCTGGCAGTTAGACCAGCGATGTCAGATGACAAAGCAACCCAGAAGTATTCATCGTTGTATCTGTCGTATTGACGTTTCCAACCTGAGTCAAACACTGCATAGGAAGTTGAATTGAAACCATCAGTCGCGTTGTTGAAGTAGTTCACAATCTTCGTTGCAGTTGGTCCTTGGACTGAAGCTGCATATGAAGGGGAAACGAATGCAATGCAATCTTTTCTCTTTTCAGCGATTTCAATGATGTACTTCTGCAGTGTCTTTCCATCAGTTTCTGAAAGTCCGCCACCGTATCCCGCAGAACCAGCAAACAGAAGGTTCACGTCAATCTGCTCAGGATCGTTCAACAAATCCCAACCTTCAGTGTAGTCAGCAACTTTCACTGATCCACCATCGGCACCACCTGACAAAGAGTATTGTCTCAATCCAGCGAGTCCGACGTTTGTTCTGAATGTGTCAAACGTTGAAGTGATTGTTCCTTGAAGGACTTGACCAATTGACAATGAATCTGCCAAAGAGTTCATTCCATTCTTTGCGATTGATTCAGCCAACAGATACACAAACTGTGATTCGTTGTTGACACGATCAACATAGTAGTTGATTTGATTGTCAGCAGTTTTGCCGTTCTTTGCTTTCGACAAGAATGAGTATGTTTCCAAAACTTCGTTTGGTGTTCCTGTCAACTGCGAGTTTGTTGTGTAGACCACAACGTGCACTTCATCATTCAAAGTTCCGAATGCATTCTGTGCCCAAACTGAAGTTCCTGGAACATCGTCAAACAAATCAGATGGCTTCACTGTTCCAAACAGAATTGTGTTTTGGAAGTCAGAATCAGACATTGAAGCATCAATCAATGCAACACCGATTCCGTTGCCTCGCTTGCCTGGATATCTCGCATAAACAGAACCGTTTGACAAGGTGCTGTATTCTGTCAAGAAGTCATCAAAGTTGTTGATTGATGCTGTTGTTGAAGCAGAAGCATCAGTGTCCAACTCTTCACTTTGGAAGAATGTGAACGTCACGCCATTGATTGTCTGTGAAGATGGAATTGAAAGATCAGTTCCGTCATAGATCACTGTTGGATCGTCGATTCCTGCAACTGCATCAGAGTCGATTGAAGCAGCGATTGCTGGTGTTCTTGAGTTGAATGCAGCAACCAAACCATTCGCAACATCTTGAATTGTGTAGATTCTGTTGGTGTTTGCCGCAACAAATGCGTCAGAATCAACATCTCTCAAACGTGCAATTTCTGAATCAATTTGATTCTGTGCATTCAAGTAGTCTGTGATTTGTGTGATTCTTGATGCTGTGTTGACTTGATTTCCGTAGAAGAATTTCAATTCATCAGAATCGGCAATGTCGGCAGAAGACACAACAAAGTTTGTTCCGTTGAAGTCAAGTGTCACGTTTGTTGCTGGAACACCGTTGACCAAAAGGAGGAAGTTGTTGGTGCTGTCTGCAAAGGCATCTGAATCAAATTCAGAATCAGCGATTGTGTGACGACCTTCTGAATCAGCAAACTCCGTGAAAGTCAGGACGTTTGTGTCAGAAATCGCACCAAGATACGCGTTTTGCAAATCACTGAATGTGGTTGAGTTTCCAAAATCAGACCAGATGTTGTCTGAATCAAACTCTCTTTGAACATATGTCTGTTCAATATTGAAAGTGATTGTGGTTGAATCTCCAGAGTATGTCAAAGGATAGTCAACGAAATCACTGTCGTTCAGAAGTTCACCTGTGATCACAACAGAAATCTTTCCTGTTTCAGTTGAGATAAACTCTGAAGCTGCGTTTCTTGCACCATCAGGGAGAATCCGCACGACTTGAAGGTTGTTTGAGTACTGAAGATAGTTCGAAGCAGCATACCAGTCCAAACGATTGTTTGCACCAGCAACTGTTGAGGTTCTTGGATATCCGAACTTGTTAATCAGATCAGCTTCCGAAGCCACAGTTGTCGCCTCGAGAACTGGACCCCACTCAAAAAGTCCAGCAAATCCACCGATTGAGGTAGAAACCGCTGGAATAATATTTGTTAGGTCTTTTTCTTTGACCTCGACACCTGGACTTACCAAAAACGCCATTTTTTATTCTCCCTAAGAATCTGTATTCTTTTCTATTGAGTTATTTATTTTATTTCAGTTAACTGTAAAAACCGACTTGTCGGAAGTTTGAGTCACGTTGATTGTGATCAAGAATCCAGAGAACTGAGGTTTGAATCCGTATTTCAATTTGGGACTCGAATCTGTGTCATCAAGTGTCAAGAATTCTAAATAATTCAAGGCACCGAATTTGGTCACTGTGTATGCCAAAACATTCAAAATTGAGGAAACGTTTGTTCCAGCAGAAATTGTGATGTCTTTTGAAATCAACGAATTTCTGTCGAAAGAAAGAATCTCGAATCTGAACTTGAGGTTTCCGGTCAACAGCGTTCCAGTTTGTGAATATGTGATTGTATTCAGAATGTCTGAATCGACTGTTGTTGGTACGATACCTTGTTGAGCCAAAATGCCAAGCAGATTCTCAACTTCAACAAGTCTGACGTCCAATCCATCAACAACTGTTGTTTCTTGCTCTTTCTTGACCAAGTTTCCAATATAATCTGAATCGATTTTGGCGCGATAAACTCCGTGACCTTCACTGTTAACTATGTAACTCAGCGAAATCCCTGGTCCATTTTCTACTCTGACGACGAGTGGAATATTGTCAGAATCAAACATTTTTATAATTCTCCTTAGTAGGTTCCGCCATCAATTACATAAGCAGCGAGTTTATCTGAATCTTGGTCAGCAGATTCTGCAATTTGTCTGATCACCCAATCAGAGTCAGCGAGCAGGTTCAACACATAGTCAGAATCAACCAGTCTTTCAACCTTTTCATCAATCGCATTCAGAATCCATTCAGAGTCCGCCACCAGATTCGCGATAAATTCGGAATCAACCAGCAATTCGATTCTTTCGTCCACACTGTTCAGAATCCAATCTGAATCAAGAGCCCTCAAAGTTCCTTGAATTGAAGCGATTGTGTCTGAATCTGAATTCAGTCTTGAACCGATTTCAGTGAACTTGAGATTCAATCTTGATTCAAGAACGTCAGAATCATTGGCAACCTTTGTTTGGAAAGCAACGAAACGATCAGAGTCTGAATTGGTCTTGTTGACGATTTCAGTGAACTTGTCATTCAATCTGGCCTCAAGAGCATCAGAGTCAGCAGCGACTTTGTTCTTGAAAACAGTCAGTTTGTCTGAATCAGATGCTGCTGATG